GAGTCCGGCTTGCTCTCGTCGGTCTTGTCGGGCTGTTTGGTCGGGTCGTCTTCAGTGGCCATGACAGTTTCTCCGTGGTCTCGTCAGTGAGACTCGGGTCTACGGCGTTCTCCCTTTGCCCAGCGCGCCGTGCTCGCCGGAGGGGACGTCCCGTTGGTGGGACGAAACCTTGCGTCAGCCGCTCAGCCGCCGCGAGGCGACCAACCAACCAACTGGATGTTCACGGCTGCCCCCGCTGAGGTGCTGGCGCCAGCCACATAGAAAGCTCGAATGCGATCGCCCCACGTCCCGCCAACGATTGTGTTCGCGGCAATGGCTGGGGAGGATCCGGAACCCACCGTGGTGAGTGTTGTCTGCTGAAGCTTCCGCACGACATGCCAAACGCGCACGGATGAACCAGCACCAGCGGCGAGTTGCGGGAAGTGGGCGAAGTCGACCCAGGTGGTACCACCGTCGTAGGAGGTCTGGAGATAGACATCCAGAACGCCACCGGTGGCCCCAACGAGCGTCGCAATGACTGTCAGCGTCTCAGCGTCCAAGAGACCGCTGATCGCCGTAGCGCCCGCGGCAGAGCCAGCGGCTGCTGGTGTCGTCCCGGTGATTGTTCCGACCGATAGCTTTGCGGACATGTGCTCTCAGTTCGGAGGAGGTTGCGTCTGTGCCGGCGGTTCGCCTGGCTTTGATGCTGGAGGTGGAGGTACCTCAGCCAATCGCTTCTTGGCGATCGCTGCTTCCTGCGCCATCTCTTCCACGCCCGCTTCGATCTCGACTCGAATCGCGTCTTTCTGAACCTGGTCCAGAGAGGGCAAAAGCGACTCAGCGGCCTGCTGGAACAGGGCTTTCTGAAGCGTCTTGGATGGGATGCAAAGTTCCTTCGCGGTCGCCGTGTTCTCTACGACGATAGCGGCGTCGGCTAGGTTGAAGCGGTCGAGCCCCTCAACGGTGATGCGGACGTTGTCTCCACGGCCTTCAACGATCAACGCGTAGACCTTGTCGATGGCCTCACGCACAATCGCACCATAGGCCTTCAGGCAGACCTCGGTAGCTCCGGAGTCGGCGCTCTTGCTCTCCGCGCTACGGCCCACGGCAGCTGCGTTGTTGTCCACGCCCTGAGCCATCTGTTGGGCGACGCGATAGATCTCGTCCTTCTGAGACTTGACCTCGGTCGCGATGACATCGAACGGCTGGGACGGCGGTGCGAACCAAGACAACTTGTCGTCTTGTCCGAGGCGGAGGTAGTTGCCCACGCCGAGCGGCGATTGCCCCATCGGGTCTTCCGCGTAGTGGAACACCGGCATCGCGTAGCAGGTCATCTTCATCGCCCAGCGAAGTGCGGCGTGGTCCTGAAAGTGAGCAACCTGCGCGTCGGCCACGCGGTTCATCAGCCAGAGACCGGGCGGCGCTTGCACGCGCACCAGAGGCACTCTGGAGAAGCCGTGAAGCTCGCTGGACTTGAGCTTGACATCGGCGTCGGTTTCTGGATCCTTGTCGTCCGGATTCAGCACCAACTCGAACGTGTGGATCTGCGTCCGATCGTAGATGCGCCACGTGCGGATGCGACGACCGCGATTGTCGAGCGGCGATTCACGTGGCCGCGTCTCCTCAAACATGATGGCCCACAGCAACTGGCCATCGCCGTCGAACTGCCAGTCCAGTACGGACTCGGGCTCCACATGGTGGAGGCATACGCGACCAAGATCGCGCGCTTCCCAGTCGGCCCGATTGGCCGGTGGTGCACCGAGTTGGCTCGGCAGTGAAGCGAGCCACCAGCACGTCTGCTTGACCAGTGCGGTACGGAACCCGTCGCGCATGAAATCAACGAGGTCTTGGCCGTTGCCGTCGACGTCCTCCTTGAATGTCGAGTAGAACGGATCCTGTTCGACGGGTTCGCCAGTCTGAGCGTTCGCCGACCGTGTGGTCATGGGCGCGCCCATCAGTTGCGAGGCGAAGAAGTCGACAATAGGCCCGACGTAGCTCCGGTATCGCGCGTGCGCTTGGCGCAGCGCAAACACCTCACCCGTCTCGAACTGATTCTTGTGCAGGAACCTGCCGATGCGTGCGCGAAAGTACTTGCCGCCGCGATACAGCGCATCGTAGTCGCCCCACGTGTCAGCATCGTATTCCGGATGCTTGGCGGTGAGGCGGTCGAGTTTCATGCTAGAAGTTGCCCATACCGCGCGAGACTTGAGGCTTGCCGAAGCGGCCTATTGTCAAATAGCGTGCGGCGTCGATGGTGTGATTGTCCCGGTCGACAGTCTCGTCCAAGAACTGGTCCTTGTTCTTGGAGTCTCGCTTGCGCCTGTAGAGTCCCATCTCTCGGATGAACTCTTTGCACTTCGGCGAGATGTAGAAGCGAGCGAAGCGTACGCCGTCGTTGGTCTCACGCGGAGCGAGCCGATTGGACATCGCGGAGATGCCTGGCTCGATTGAGTTGTCGGTCTCTTGGATGCGACAGCCAGCGTTGCGCAGCGCCTGAATGCGGTCCGGCCTTGAAGGGTCGCAGTACCACTTGGCGTTCGGGTAGGTCTTGAGCACTTGCTTGGCCTGCTCAACCCACCACGATTCAACGCGGCCTTTCTGGTAGACCTCGTCGAGGAAGTGCAAGGACGCATCGTTGCCGTTCCCGCACACGCCAGCGATCTCGAACACACCAGGGTCTTCCCAGCCATGGTCGACGCCGACGAGAATCTCACTGAACTTTGCGTCCTTGTGCGGCTCTCGAACGTGAAGCTCACGCGAGAACATCGGGAACACGAGCCCTTCGCCCGCGTCGAGGCAGCGGAGGGCCAGGGCCAGATCAAAGGCCGACCAACCCGACACGATGGCGCCCGGGTGGGTGCCGTAGCGCCGCGCCAGTCGGTCGAGTAGCACCTCCTTACCCTCGAAACGGGGCGATCTGCTCGGCGAGAGACCTCCCGTCGGTGGCGATGGCCAGCCCGCACACGGCCATCAGGGCGGCGTCAGACAGAGACTCGACCGAGACGAAGCCCTCGGCGAGCCCGGCAGAGGCGGGGAGGCGGACCACGGTGATCGCCTCAAAGGGGAGGCGGCTGTGGGTGATGCCGTCGATCGCGGTAGCGATGCCTACGATCGAGGAGCATGCCACCTCCCGGCAGAGTTCCAGGTAGTCGGCGGCGCGCTTGGCTTGCTCGGCGGGCCCAAGGGTGGCCACGTCGAGAGAGGCGGCGCCCGCGGGTTGGGAGGCGGCGACGACGGCGAGGCGCTGGCGCACGCCATCCTTGGCCAGCACGGGGCGACCACAGGAGACGCGGAACACGAAGCCATCGGCCTCGACCGTCTTCGTCTGCGACTCGGCGGCGGCCAGTCGGAGCGCGGCGGAGATCGACACGCGGCGGCTCTTCTCGGCCTGTAGGGCGGCCTCAGCGGCGACGGTGCGTGCCACCTCGGCGGCGGCGAGGTCTTCGGGGCTGAGCGGCTCGGTGGGGGTTTCCATGGGTGTCTCCGTGTCGGTGGGTCAGGTCAGGCCGTGGCGCTGGATTGGGTGTTGACGATGACCAGCGCGATCCCCTCGTTCGTCCCGTTGCTCAGGAAGCGCATGGGAATGGTCGAGACGAGCACGCCGGGCCCGCTGGTCGTCGGGACGGGGTCGGCGGTGATCACGCCGTTGTGTCCGGTGATGGTCAGGGATGATGCGCCGCTGGTCATGGTCACCACGGCAGTGCTCGATGTCTTGTTTTGGTACTCGGTGATCGCGTCGGCGTCGAGGCCGTGGATCTCGAAGGAACCGGTGACAGACAGGAGCTTGGCCACCGGCATATCGAGGGACAGACCGGAGCCCATCTCGTAGATGCCTTCGAGGCCGTGATCGACCACGAACGAGAACGCGCGAAGGCCCAGCGTGCGGCTGTTCCACGACAGGGTGGACCCGTGGAGGTGGGTCACGTAGGTCCGCGCAAACGTCGGCGAGGTCGGCGTACCGGCGGCGGAGGTCTGCCCGATGAACTCGACCGAGGCGTAGACCATCTCCCCGAACTTGCCGCTGATCGTCAGCTTCGTGATGCGGCAACCCTCGGCGACGCGGGTGACGCCGGTTGCGCCGATGACCCACTCGATCGTCAGGCCGCCCGTCGGCGCGGCGCGCTGGAGCTTGTAGGTGTGGGTGTAGTCCGATCCACTCGGCCCCGTGGTCGTCGGCGTCTTGCGCAGCGCGTGCTTCAAGAGCAGCCCGAGAGACGTGTAGGTGACGGGGATCGTGAAAGACCCAGTCACCTTGGTCACGCCGTCGTAGGTGTCGGTGGCGTTGTAGGAGCCGCTGCCCGCGTTCGTCATCACCGGCACTTCGGAGCGCACCACCTCATGCTTGATCTCGGCGGCGGTGGCCTCGAAGAAGTGATCACGGGTGACGGCGGTGGCCCACGTCGATTCCTCGCCGATGGCGACATAGGTTCCGACGGAGGTAGAGGGGGTGGCCATGGCGATACCTCAGCTTTGCACGACGTTGTTGACCTGGATTCCGAACCGAAAGAGGATCGTGTTCGGCGTGCCGGTGCCGCTGGTGGTCATCGTGACCACGGCGGTGTAGTTCGCGGCGTTGGTGCCCGCCTTGATGCGGAGCGACAGAAACGACTGGTTGGCGGTTCCGATGAATCGGCACTTAGCCAAGTCGTACATGGACGTCGTGTCGGCTGCGCTGGAGTCGAGCACTTGGAGGGTGATCCGCTCGACCTCTTCGGCGAGGAGTCGGCCCGCGTGGGGCGCCAGCCTCGCCGACATTAAGGCGCCGTAGTCAATCACCACGTCGAGCTCGTCGGCGGTGCCCTTGGAGATCGAGAGCCGCGGCACCGTGACCCCGGCATCTTCGGGGATGGCGACCAGCACGCGGCGCTTCATGTCCACGCCGACGTACCCGGTCTTCGCGGAGCCTGTGGACGGTGAACCCGCCGCGCTGCCCGCTGTCGCCGAGGAGCCCCAGTAGAGGCAGACCCGGTGCATGTTGCCGGCGGTCATCGAGTAGGCGCCGATCCGAATCGTTCCGGTGCGATTCGTGCGGTTGAAGCCGGTCAGGTCGTAGGTCGTCAGGTTGTGACCGTCCGAGCCGGTGACCCGCAACTCGTTCCCGCTGGCGTCGATCGTGTCCCAGAAGTCATCCCACTGCGCCGGGATCGTGATCTCGACGTTGTGGGCTGCGGTGGTGCCCGCCGAGTTGTCGATCGTGATGTCGGCGCGCTTCGTCCACCGGCACGCGCTGTCGTATCGCCAGCTCATGTGCCACTCCCGCGCGCCCGGTAGTATTTGCAGCGCACCTCAAATGAGAAGGCGGCGAAGCGGGCGGGCATTTGGCTCTCATCTCCGGCAAGGTCGCGGACGTTGACGATGCACGAGTCCATCACCAGCCCGCCTAACGTCATGTCCGTCTCGAGGGCGGTGGTGATGTCCTGGTGGCCCTTGGAGATCGCCAGCGTGCGCGCCGCGGTCGTGTCGGCGAGGTAGGGCACCACCATCCACCCGGCGACGTTCAGCGTTTCGGACATCACGGTCATGATGTCGCCGAAGTCCCGTTGATGCGTGTCAAAACGCACATAGACCATCCCGCTCCCGGCCCGCGGCGGCGTGATCACGGAGGGTTCGCCGATCACACACTGGCCATCGCCGGAGAGGGTGTGCCAGTAGGTG